GGCAATACTACTACAAGCACCTAAATAAAGCCTTAGCAGAGGGCTACAACCCTACTATTGAGGAAACCAATACCGAACTGGTAACCTCACTAAAGCACAACCTTGCCCGCTTTTCGGCTTTCAAAGAGACAAGTTTTAAACAGCAAATAGAAGCCTCTTTAACTAAAGACGGTAAGGTGCTGTCGTGGCAAGAGTTCAAGGCAGAGGCAAATAAGCTCAATATAGAATACAATAGGCGTTGGTTACAAACCGAGTACAACCAAACAGTAGCCAATGCCTTATCGGCACAAAAGTACGAGGAGTATATCGCCAATAAGCGCGTATACCCTAATCTTACTTATCACGCGGTGCACGACGATCGTACTCGTGAGGCACACCGCGCCTGGGATGGGCTAACGCTACCCGTAGAGCATTCTTTTTGGAAAACGCACCTACCCCCTAATGATTGGGGTTGTCGTTGCTACGTAGAGCCTACTGCTGACCCAGTAACAGAAGGGGTACGTACAGAAGACATCCCCATAAAAGAAGCCTTTGCTAATAACCCCGCTCTTTCGGGGGAGATATTTCCTGTAATACCCTATGCCAAAGGAATGAGCGAAAAAGCCGTAAAAGAAATAGAAAAGCAGGTGGAGAAACGATTGGAAAAGCTCGGCGAAAACTAT